CCAGATCTCAAAATAAGAATACAGCGCATTTTCCGCATTGTAGGATACAGCTTTTGTCTCTGCATTGATGATATTGATAAAGCCCAGGTAAACCCTAAGCTTATGGATGCTGCTATGCAGAGAGCTGCATATAGCATGAATGATGTTACGGATAAATTCCTTGCCAATCTCATGTATTTGGCGGCAGTAAATAATAATGGAACAAACCTGGGTTCTGATGATTCAGCAGTTGTGCCTACAAAGAATGATGCCTATGATTATTTAGTCGACTTGGGCACAGACCTAACAGAGAAGGATGTACCAACAGAGGGCAGATGGGTTGTTGTACCGGCATGGTATCATGGGCTTTTACTGAAAGATAGCAGATTTGTTGGAAATGGTACTGACTACAACAAAGCCCTCATTGAAGGAGGTGAGGTTGGTGTGGCAGCAGGCTTCAGAGTATGGCTCTCCAACAATGTACCAAATGTATCCGGTGGAAAATACAAGATTGTAGCAGGAACCAATGCAGGAGCATCCTATGCAGAGCAGATTCTAGAAACCAAGGCATATACCCCTGAGAAGAGATTTGCCGATGCTGTAAAGGGTCTCCATGTATATGGTGGCAAGGTTGTTCAGCCTAAGTGCTTATCCGTATTAACTGCAAGCAAGAACTAAGAGGAGGAAAAGGCAGTATGTTCATCTTAAACAAAAAAGCTGGAGTGATTCAGGAATGTAATAATAATGATGTAATCAAAGTATGCAAAAAAGACACAGAGCACTATGCTGTTGCTGAAACTAAAGAAAAATTGACAGCAACAGCCAAGGAACCTCAGAAACATGGTGAAAATATTGCTGTTTCTGAGAGCAATCCTGAATCAGTAACAGGTCAGGGAGAGCATGAAGAACAGTCCGGAGCAGATTTTTTAAATAGTGGAGATCAGCAGTTTACTGTGCTGAATGCCAAGAACGTGAAGGAACTCAGAAAAATTGCAAAAGAAAAAGGCATCCCGGGATATGAAAACATGAATAAAGATACTTTGATTGCTATAATCATGAACCACTAGTCTGTAGGAGGTGAAACTATGACAGATATTGAAATGTTGAAGAAATTAACCGGAGAGGGGGATGAGGAATTGCTCTCTCTTTTGTTTTCTTTAGCGGAGGAGAAGATACTCTCTCTAACAAACAGAAAAAAAATCATCTGTCCTTTAAAGCCTGCGGTGAGAGAATGGGCAACAGTGGCATATAACCGGATGGGAATGCAGGGGGAAACGAGCAGAAGTGAGGGAGGGATTTCTTCAGCATTTGCGGAAATCCCAAAGGAAATTGAGGAAGCAATCAAGAGATACAGATTGGGAAGGGTGAACGGCCATGCGTATGAGAAAAAGTCTGATGAAGAAGTATCATCTGAGGAGAAGAACAATACAGAAGAACTCTGAAGGAGGAACCGTTGAGGCATATGCTGAGGCGATTGAGATTCAGGCAATAATCTGGCCAGCAGGAGGTCGGGTACAGGCTGAAATGTATGGAGAAAAGCTTTCATATATCAAGAACATGGAATATGAAGGTACAGAGACCATGCAGGAAGGGGATGGCATATGTGTATTTGTTGGTCCAAAGGAAAGTCCTGATTACAAAATTATCTCTATAAAGCCGGAATACAGTCCTAAGCTGATAGAATTGGAGAAAATATAATGTCAGTGAATGGTGTCCAGAGTTTAATGAGAAAATTTAATGAATTGGGAACCATGGAGCCAATTGTAGCCAAGGCTGTGAAAAAGCAGGCTGAAAGAGTAAGAGGATTGGCTGTAAAGCTGTGCCCTGCGAACCATGGAGAACTGAGGGGGAGTATTCACACGAAAGTGGAGCAGGATGCAGGTTCCACAATTGGCTGTGTATATACCAATGCGGAATATGCAGCTTATGTAGAATTTGGAACAGGTCCGGCAGGTCAAGCAAATCATCAGGGAATATCCCCAAACGTACCAGTTACATATCGGCAAGATTCTTGGTGGTTCCCTGGCGACAAAGTAGATCCTTCAGATGCAGAGAAATATCATTGGCCCAAGAGTGGTGATGGAGATCAGACATTTTATTTCACAAATGGTCAATCAGCTCAGCCCTTTATGTATCCAGCATTGAAAACAATGGAGAAACATGTGGTGGCAGGTCTGGCAGCAGATTTGCAGACAGGTATTCAGAAGGAAGGTGGAAGCACATGATTAATGTAAAGGATCAGGTTTATGATGCCATTAAGGGCATCACAGAAAATGTAAGTGATGGATACCCAAAAGATTGGGGAGAGCTCCCTGCAATTCAGTACACCGAAGAGGATAATTCCGTGTTTGAGTGGGTGGATGGAAAGGAAAGCAAAGCCCACCTTCTCTACAAAGTAGATATTTGGAATAATAATAGTACATCAGCAACAGCTATGGAGGTTGATAAGGGTATTGCAGCCCTGGGCCTCAGAAGAGTGGCTTGTGGTGATGTTGCAGATCCATCTGGGTTGAAGCATAAAGTAATGCGGTATGAAGGAATCATTGATGTAGATAATCAAATGGTATACAACAACTAAGAAGGAGGAAAAGCAATATGTTAGCAAATGGTGCAACATTAGGGTATAAGAAAAAAGGAGCGAGTGGTGATTACACTATCCTCACAGGTTTGAAAGAGATCCCAGAATTGGGGGATGATCCAGAAAAGGTTGAGAATACTACCCTTGCAGATGCAGTAAAACAGTATGAGTTTGGCATTGGGGATGCGGGTGATCTTACATATAAATTCAAGTATGAAAACGCTTCAAAAACATCTCCATACAGAGTGATGAGATTGGCAGGAGCAACAAAAGAGGTACTCTCTTTTTGTGAAACATTGCCAGATGGCACAAAGTATGAATATGATGCACAAGTATCTGTGAAGAGGTCCGGTGGCAGTGTGAATGGTGTTATGGAATTTGATCTCAACATGGCTCTTCAGAGCGAGATTGCAGTAACAGATCCGGTAGTAAAATAAGGAGGAGAAGAAAGTGGGATTTTTCGATAATAAAAAAGATGCGGCCATGATGGCAGCGGTAGGTGCAGCAAATATTGAGGAAACACAGCAGGAAACGGAAGTCTCTGAAAAAGAACTGAAGGAAGAAACGCAGAAGAGAAAGCCATTTGCATTATGGGAAGTAGGCGACAAGGTATATAAGCTGAAATTGAGGACTCCTGCAACTGTAGAATTAGAAAGCAAGTATAAAACAAACTTGATGAATATTATGGGTTCAGGTCAAGGTGGGATGCCTGCTCTCTCTGTGATGTTGGATGTGGCTCACGCTGCAATGAAAGACTGGCAGCATGGGATCACCAAACAGGAAGTGCAGAGCCTTTTTGAAAAATACGTTGAGGAAGGCGGCTCTCAGTTATCGTTCTATATGACGGTATACATGGAGATCTTTACCGTAAGCGGTTTTTTCTCCGTAAACCTCAGCAATCAGATGAGCGAAGCACTTCAGGAAGCGAAGGAGGAAGCCCTCTAAAAGAGGCTGAAACAGTAACAGAGATTATATATGGGCTGTACCCGGTTTTTTTAGATGCCGGATATAGCCCAAAACTTTTTTGGGATCTGAGTATTGGAGAAATCAATGATCTCTTGGAAAGCTATGCCAGGAGGAAAGAAAGAGAGCAGAAGCAGAGAGAAGCAGTGCTGAAGGATGAGATCATGGTACTTTTTAATCAAGCCCTTCAAATTGGGAATATCGTGGGCATGATGATGGATCACAATGTGCAAATCAAACTGCCTAAAGAGTATTACCCGGAATTATTTAAAACAACAGAAAACACAAATTTCACCAAGCAGGAAGCAGAAGGGGATGAGCACAAACTCAGCCTGGAGATGGAACTTCACAAGGCAAGAATGGATGATTTTATTTTCAGGCACAACATGGCTATGAGGAGGCGATGCGAAAACAGTGGAAGGGATGACTTTAGAGAGGCTACAAGTAATCATAGAGGCTCAGACTAAGGCATACTATGAAGAACTGAAGAAGGTGCAGCAGCAGACGAGTTCAGCCGCAAGTGCAGTGGAGGCTCAAACGAGCAAAATAAAAAGTGCATTTGGCAAAATTGGAAAAGCAGTGGCTTTGGCGCTTTCTGCAACTGAAATCATCAGCTTTGGGAAGAATTGTATTGAATTGGGCTCTGATTTGGCAGAGGTTCAGAACGTAGTGGATGTTACGTTTGGGACAATGTCGGAAACAATAAACCGATTTGCTAAGGATGCACTGGAACAATTTGGCCTATCGGAAACTAGTGCCAAAAACTACACATCCACGTTGGGAGCTATGCTAAAATCCATGGGTTTTACAACCAAGGCTGCTGCTGATATGTCTATGGAAATGACAGGACTGGCAGCAGATATGGCATCATTCTATAACCTGGATACAGATGTGGCATTTGAGAAAATCCGCTCAGGTATCTCAGGAGAAACAGAGCCGCTGAAGCAGTTAGGTATAAATATGAGCGTGGCCAATTTGGAGGCTTACGCTTTGAGCCAGGGCATCACAAAAGCCTACAACTCCATGACACAGCAGGAGCAGGCAATGCTCAGATATAACTATCTTATGTCTGTGACGGCGGATGCTCAGGGAGATTTTGCGAGAACATCAGACGGATGGGCCAACCAGGTGAGAGTGCTCACAGAGAGATTCAATGCTCTGAAAGCAGTTATTGGACAAGGGCTCATTGCTGTACTCACACCGGTAATTAGGGTACTCAATGCACTTCTAGGCAAGATTTTGACGGTAACAGATGCTTTAAGTACTATGATTGCTAAGATAACCGGAAAGAATACAAAAACAACAACAACAGTAAGTGATATTGGCGAAGCTGCTGATTCAGCAGCAAACTCGATAGGAGATGTTGGGACAGCAACAGATGCAGCAGGGAAATCAGCAAAGAAGGCGGCAAAAGAATATAGTGGGCTACTTTCGATGGATGAGGTTCATTCACTCACAAAGAATGAGGGAAGCAATTCAGGAGGATCAGGCAGCAATGGAACTTCAGGAAGTGAATTAAGTGAGAGTATTGTGAATGCAGCAAATGAAACGGATGATACACTAAACCCAGCATTAGAGAAGCTGATTGCAAGGCTAAAGGAACTACAGGAGCTTTTCAGGGCAGGATTTAAGGCTGGTCTGGGTGATATGGATTTGAGTAGCATTACAAAAGCAGTGGAAGGCATAAAGAAAAGCATAAAAGATATCTTTACAGCTCCTGAAGTGGTGAATGCGGCCAACAATTTTGCCAACACCCTGGCATATTCGTTGGGGCAGCAGGCAGGAGCAGTGGCCAGTGTGGGCATCACGATAGCAACAAATTTGTTGGGTGGAATAGATAAATACCTAGCACAGAACAAAGAACGAATCAAATGGTACATTGTGAATATGTTTAATATAGGATCAGAAATAGTAAAGATACAAGGAAATTTTGCCCAGGCAACCGCAAATATTTTTTCTGTGTTTGGAAGAGAGAATGGGCAGCAAGTAACTGCGAACATAATTGGCATCTTTTCCAATGCAGCAATGGGGATATGTGAGCTATCAGCAAAGTTGGGCAGGGATGTCTTGGATTGTTTAACAAGGCCCTTCATTGACAACCAATCAGGCTTTAAAACAGCAATAGACAGCCTGCTAGGGGTAGCAGCAGAATCTCTGGGCAGCATAAAGCAAGTGATAGATGATACCTTTACCAAGGCAGGAGAGGTATATGATCAGCATGTTGCCCAAATGTTCAATGCGTTGGCATCAGGTCTCAGTGGTATAACATCTACAATATTAGATGCCTATAACACATATTTCCTTCCTGTCTTGCAAGGACTTCAAGATAAGGTTGGGACACTCATAGATGAGCACATTCAGCCAGCAATTAATAAGGGGTTGGAACTGATCGGAAAAATTGCTGATGCGGTAAAAGATATTTGGGAGCAAACAATGATACCATTCATAAATTGGTTCATTGCTAATGTTGCTCCATATATCGCAGCAGCATGGGATGCTGGTGGAAGTGCATTTCTGACAGCAGCAGGAATAATTGCTGATGTGGTGGGAAGCATATTGGATGCACTAGGCGGCTTGATTGATTTCATAGCAGGTGTCTTTACGCATGATTGGAACAGGGCATTGGAAGGCATAAAAACTTATTGGACAGGCATTTGGGATGCAAACAAAAGCATCGTAAAAGGGAGATTATATGCTATTGTGACAATCATATCAGGAAAAATCAGAGAAGTAAGCCTGTTCATCAGTATTGGATTAAATAGTATAAAGGCGATATTTGAAACAATATGGAACGCAATCAAAAGCATAGTAAATACAGTGTGGAGTGCTATCAAAAGTACAATCAGCAGAACAATCAATACGATTAGCACTATTATCAGTACAGCACTAAATACAATCAAAACTGTATTCAGTACAATTTTTAATAGCATAAAGACTACTACAGCAACAATCATTAATACTATAAAAAATACAATTAGCACAGCCCTGAGCAGTATCAAAACAAATTGGAGCAGCATGTGGAATTCGATGAAAACCACTGTTGTGGATATCTTCAACGGAATCTGGAGCTCAATAAAAGGAATTATAAATTCTATAATTGGCGGTGTAGAAAAAATGGCAAATGGTGTAATCAGTGCAATTAACGCAATGATACACGCATTTAACAATCTAAGCTTTGATGTACCAGACTGGGTGCCAGAGATTGGAGGAAAGACATTTGGATTCAATATTCCAACAATCGGCACTATATCAATACCAAAACTTGCTAAAGGAGGTATTGTAGACCAGGCAACAGTGGCAATGATTGGTGAGGCCGGCAAGGAAGCTGTGGTACCCTTGGAGAATAACACGGGATGGATGGATAAGGTTGCAGCAAGGATTGGAGAGATTATTTTGGTAAATATGAGGATGATGATTGAAGATGGGGATACAGGGGATGAGTGGCAGACAATCCACACTACTGTGAAACTTGATAGCAAAACTCTTGTGGAACAAACAGATAAATTCAGGAAAAGAAAAGGCTATCAAATGACGTAAGGAGGAAAAGAACATGGCTGCAAAGTATCATAATATCTTGATTGTTAATGGAGTAACTCTTCCAGATCTTTCGGAAATGACTATCTCAGATTATGATATCTCTGAGAGTAAAAGAAATGCAAATGGGAAAATAATATCGCAGATTATCAGGGAAGATGTTCACAAAGTGGAGTGCAAGTGGAAAATATTAAGACCTGATGAGTATATGCTCATCAGGAGAGCAATCAAGAAAAAATTTGGCTTAAAAGTGAAGTTTTTCATGCCAGACAAAAACAAAGAAAGTGAACTTGAAATGTATGCTGGAGATAGAAAAATTCCAATCTATACATATAAGGATGGAAAACCAGTATATAAAGATCTTACACTAAACTTCATTGAAATGTAGGTGAGGAAAGATGCAATATGTGAGCACTGCATATAAAGAGGCTATGAAGCAGACAGCAAGGAATAAATCATATATGAGAATAAGCCTGGGGTTAATCAATCAGGCTGCCCAAACAGCAGCAGAGGTGCAGAGCGGAGGCTTCACCTATTTCTCAGACCTGATCAAACCGCTGAGCAGCGAATCTGTGAGCAGAGTATATGCCACCTTTGAGAATGATTTCTCCAAGGTGGATCGGAGTATGTACTTCCTTCCAAGGGAGGGCTCAGGAAAGAGCTTTTACAACTCTGGCATCATCACAGAGGAGCTGTGTGGCCAGGGAGGACGGCCTGCGGTACTTATTAAGTTTAAAACTGTGGATCCGGTGGATATAAAGGGCATCACTATGAAATTTGGGGATGCATACCCAGCGAAGTTTATGGTACAGACGGATGAGGGAGAATTTGAGTATGAGAATGGATCCGCTTCATTCAAAACAGAGGAAACATTCAACAATACAACCTTTATGCGGATAGTGCCAATGGAGATGAAGAATGGGATTGCCCGATTCAGGATATACAATATCACCTTTGGAATCGGCATCACATTTGAAAATGAGAAGATAGTGAGTGCGGAGCTAAAGAGCACCATCTCACCAATATCAGAAAGCCTGCCAAGCATTGATTTTAGTGTCACCATAGAAAATATGGATAGATACTACAATGTTGATAATGATGATAGTGCCATCAACTACATGGAAACCGGCCAGGAAATGGAAGTGTACTATGGATACACTCTGAACAATGGCAGCATTGAATGGGTAAAGGGTGCCACACTGTATATGCAGGAATGGAGTGCAGATGATAAACTGGCCAAATTTGGTGCAGTGGATATTTTTGAATATATGCAGGATGAGTATAAAAGAGGTCAGTACCGGCCCGAAGGCATCACCCTCTATGATTTGGCTGTGGATGTTTTTGCAGATGCCGGAATCAGTGAGGATGCATATTGGATTGATCCTTATTTGAAAAAGATAGTAACATATAATCCACTGCCAATGGTGCAGCACAAGGAGTGTCTTCAGCTTATAGCAAATGCAGGGAGAAGTGTCGTGATGCAAAGTGTTGATGGGATTATAATGATAAAATCTTCTTTTGAACCTGAAAAGGAGATTGTTGCTAATCAGGTGGCAAAATATGGAGATGTGCAGTGCCTATTACAAGAAGCAGAGGAAGTATATACAGAATATGCAGCATTTGAAGAAAATTATTCCCAGGTAAGTGGCACTCAGTATTTTATGCCGAGAGGTAGTAACTGTATGCAAGTTGGGTATGTGAGCGAATCCATCAGCGACGAAAAAGGGTACTTTGAAGAAAATCCGGTGCTCACACTGACAATGGAGAGTGCATATACCTTTTATAATTTAACCCTGCTTTTTGGAAGCATTCAGCCAGTGGAATTTATTATCACAACATACAATAACGGAGTAAAATTAAAGAGTTTCACGAGCAAAAGCATCAAAGAGAGAACGGTGGTGAGTTGCGATTTTATAGATACTGACAAGATTACAATTGAATTTATGAAAGCTGAGCCACACAACAGAATCCATCTGAGGCGGATTTTGTTTGGAGAGGAAACGGATTATAAAATCACATATGATGATTTGACTACCACACCGAATGGAACTAAATTAGAGAAGGTGAAGGAGCTAAGATTAATTCGTACAATTTATGCAAAGGGAACGGAACTAAAAGATCTCACAAGTGATGAAACAGTGTTGGCAGCAGGCAAGGAGGCAGAATTTGAGATTGCTTTTGGCAATGCTGTGCATGATCTCTCTGTTGCGTGTCTGATTAATGATGTGCAGCAGGATTTTGGTGCGGAAATTACTGAAAGCAGTTCATATCGGTGTCGGATTAGAATTACAAAACCTCCAGTAGCAGATACAAAGGTTACGCTGACGGTTGCAGGGTATGAGTATAATATCAGCACTTCTCAGGAGGTAACAAAACTTAACAACACAGGCAGCATCCAAACATGGAACAATCCACTCATAAGTTCGATAGAAGATGCAAGAAATCTAGTAGAATGGGTTGGAGAGTATTACAAGAGCAGAAATCAGTATGAATTGAAATATAGAGGAGATCCAATTCTGAATTGCAATGATTTAGTATATTTGGAAAACAAGTACTTAGAAAATCTAATTGTAAGATTGGAAGAGGTTAGTCTGGATTTTGAAGGAAGTCTAAGCGGAACACTGATAGCAAGGAGGAAAATATAAAAAATGGAATGGATAACACCAAAAACAGATTGGACGGTCAGGCAGGATGAATCAGGAAATTATATCGGTGATTATTTTAATACGGTGGATTATAACCGGATAAAGAATAATATTGAATTCCTAGGAGTCATGGCACACCAATTTTGGCAAGTATTTATAAGAGCTATGCCAGATCGGCGCTATGAAGAATATCCCTATGCGGATGAAATCAACACACTTGCAGATAATCTTGAGACAATCAACACATTTGTGAGGTGTGATATTGGTTTAAAAACAGTATATTCAGAGAATGAACCATTTATTGGCTATGAGGACCTGAACCGTCTGGAATCGGCTTGTTTGAAATTGTATGAAGCAATGTGGAATCTATATACAAAGCCTGTGAAGCTACCATACAGATTAGGGGCTTTGTACTATCCTCTGAAAAACCCGAAAATACCACCAAAGAAAACAAGGTTACCATTTATGCTAGGTGTTAGGTTTGGTGGAACATATTACCCGCATGAGATGCCAAGGATTCCTCATGTGGTAACAGAAAAAAAGAAACTGCCAATGAGATTGGGACAAGATTACTTCCCATTTAAGAATTAGGAGGAAAAGCGATATGTCAGTTTTGAAAACAGATTACAAAGATGATGTGATTAACACTGAGCTTGCCGCTGATCGCAAGTTTGGAGAGGTGGCGAATGCAGATGGCACATTTAGTTATAGCGATTTAACACCATACAGCCAAGAGGGAGATGAATATGGAGCAAAGCAAATCAATCATGAGAACATGCATACTAATTATGCAATTGAAGCAGCGGATTGTATATATGAGGGAGTAGATTTAACAGTGAGATTTGCTGAGGAGATAGCAGGCTATGCAAATGCATGGAGATGGATCAAAGCCCGAATTGCAGCAGTAAACTTCGATGGCCTTCATGTTGGAGATTATATCCCTATTTACATGGGTAGTTATCTGATAAAGATGCAGATTGCTGGTATGGATACATACTATAAAACTACAGATCAGCAGTTAGGTCATCACATCGATTGGATCTCAAAAGATTGTTACAAAGATGAAGTGCAGTGGTTCACTGAAAACAACAACAATGGTACAGCAGATAAAGCGACTCCATACATGAAATCAAAAGTAAAAACATTTCTGGATGGATTGGTTGCTCAGCTTCCAGCAGAGGTGCAGGAAGTTATCAGTACAAAGATGTTTCTTTTGGAGGGCAGATATTCTGCTTCAGGAACCCTTATAGATTCCACCTCTTGGGAATGGACCGACCTGGGTAAGCTGTGGATCCCCTCAGAGTATGAAGTGTTTGGGTCATGCATATGGGCAACTAAGCCATGGGGAGCTGGTCAGGCGGTACAGTATCCTATTTTTGCAAACAGCTATAAAAACCGCATCAAAGGGAAAGGAAATGAAGGAAATAGGACTATGTGGTGGTTATTAACTGTAAGTAGCGGGTACTCTACTTATGCATGCTATGTAAACCACAATGGACATGCAAATGGATATTTATGCAATAGATATTTTAATGTACCGATTTGCTTTAGAATTTCAGAATAGATAGAAGGTGAAAAATATGAGTGAAGTAATGACAAGGGAGCAGATTGAGCAAGAAATCAGAAGTCTAAATCAACTCATGAGAGTGAATGACTATATTGGAATAAAAATTGCAATGGGAAGAGCAACGAAAGAGGAGTATGCTGAAGAGATAGCAAAATCTGAAGAGATGGCAAAGAGAAAGAATGAGCTTGAAGCTATGCTGGAAAATATAAAAGAGTGATATAGATAACAGAAAGAAGGGAATTAAGTGTACATTAGTATTGCAACAATTAAGGAAGTAGCAGCAATTATTACAGCAATGGTTGTGATATTTACGGCTGTTTTTTCTGCTTATAAATGGTATTTAAAACAAAATAAGCAGGACAAAGATATCAAGGCAATGAAAGATGAGCAATGTCTATTATGCTATGCACAGATAGCGTGCCTGGATGGATTAGAGCAGCTAGGGGCAAATGGGAATGTTAGCAGAGCGAAAGACAAATTAGAAAAGCATATGAATCAGAAAGCACATGAATAGGAGTAAACGTATGAAGAGACAGAGACAACCAACAAAGAGAAAAAGAATGGCAAAGAGAGATAAAATGTTAATAGTAGCAGTTACATGTATAGTAAGTTATACGGTAGCTGCTATTGCTCTATTATAGGAAAGGAATGGTATTATGAATAGAATTAACTGGAAAAAGAAATTAGCGAGTAGAAAGTTATGGGTATCTGTATGTTCTTTTGTAACATTAACAATCTTGGCAGCAGGAGGTACGGAAAGCCAGGCAACGCAAATTACTGCTGTAATAATGGCAGGAGCAACAGTGTTGGGTTATGTAATTGGAGAAGGACTGGTTGATGCGGTACAGAAAGGAGATGACGGGAATGAAAATTAATATTCATGCTGGACACAACGGACCAGGAAAGGCAGCATGTGGTGCAATTGGATATATAGACGAGAGTAGGGAAGCAAGAAGGGTGAAAGAACGTGTAAAAAAACAACTACGTGCAGCAGGACATACAGTTTATGACTGTACGGAAAGCAATTGTACAAGCCAGTCAGACGTGTTAAATAAGGTTGTACGTAAATGCAATAGCCATAAAGTTGATTTAGATGTATCGATCCACTTTAATGCCTGCCGGCAAGACGAAGGCGATGGCAAGACAAAAGGGGTTGAAGTCCTTGTTTATAATAAAAAAGGACAAGTAACAAAAACAGCTGAGGCAGTTGCGAAAGAGGTGGCAACTGCTCTTGGAATTACTAATAGAGGTGTAAAGGAAAATAAGGGACTGTACTATCTACGCAAGACGAAATCCCCAGCTTTGCTTATTGAAGTCTGCTTTGTGGATGATGCAGACGATGTAAAAAGATATGACCCTGATAAGGCAGCAGAAGCAATTGTAAAAGCAATTGCTTCTGTAAGTAAATAA